AATACTACACCCGCCTCGCTTATATATCCTCGGATCCCGTACGGACTTTCAATAATTGCAAATAAGCCCCTCCGCGTTTCTAAAACTTTTCAGAAATTGCAAATAGGTCCCTAGCGAAAGTAAATCAAACAAATGGGCCAGAAACCCTAGTTTAACATTATACAGTTGCAACCCAAATCCAAATCCAAACAGCCCAACATTAAAAAAAGATGTCAAAACTCAAATATTTTTTTTTTCATTACATTCCTTCTTGTTTTCAAGAAGCAAAACTGTGACTATGATGGGCTTCGCCCATTCGGCCTGCGGCCATTCTTTTTTATTTAATAGAATCACACAAATATTAATCCAAATACTCATCACATTTTATTTCAGCAACATGATGCTTAAGACAGGCACCACATGGAATACAAGGAATTACATGGACCCTATCACTACTAACCTTCTCCATGTCTGGAGGAAAATTAGACATAACTACAACATGAATACATTTAGTCATAGGGGCCATAATAGGCTCATACTTATTACTAACTACTAACCTATCCTTAAACATCTCTACTAAACTATACTGTAGATAATCCTTCTTATCACGAGGAATATCAAATACAATATTATTTCCTAAACATCCTATATACTGGTAAGCTACATTATCTGCAGATCCTCCACGTGTATAGAACCAGGTCCCAGTCCTGAAGAGGTCTCTAGCAAAGGTGGATTTTCCTTCTCCACCAGTAGGTCCATAAACCCAGTAGATAGTGCGGTCATCTGGGTCCCTCTGAAGAAGCTGTCTGAGGCGCAGCTGCCAAGATTTCAAATTTGAAATTTGAATTTCAGGAGCGGACTTCTGGAATTCTTCCTCAGCAAGCTTCGCCTTTACACGCCTGTAAACGGAGGGATTCTCCTCCGCCATTCTCACCGGAGATCTTTGTACGGACTCTCGTTGTCTTCTCTTATGTGACCCAGCAGCTGTATATTCCCCAAATTCAAAGGGGCCAGAAACCCTAGTTTCTTCTTTCATACAATAATCACGAGCTTCGTCTGTCTTACGAGCTCGTTGTTTCTCAAGATGAGGATTCAGGTCACCAAATAATAATTTAACCTGATTAAAACTCCTTTTGCCCTTACACTGAAGATATCCCTGGAGATGACGACGTTTCGTCGTAGGTGATTCCTCTTCTTGCCAACAGGCATACGAGACACAAGAATTCTCAAAGAGAGGAGTTAATTCAGGGATGGAAGATGAAGTGAAGAAGATGGTAAAGCACCAGAAGACACTTTGTAGGGCAGGCATTTTAAACCCTGCGGAAACAAATATCTCAATTTTCTCAAGGAAGGCACGTGAATCGCACGAGGGATCCGAGGAGGGGGAGGAGAGGCGGGGT